GAAACTTTCTTCCGTGATGCCCAAGAGTTTGTTTGTCTCTTGTTCACTTTGCGAAAGGTCCGACCACTGTTTTACATTTGCTTTTGAAAGTTCAGCTTCGGACTGTTTATTGTCCTTATGCTCAGTTTGACTTCCCTTCTCTGAAAAGTCAATAACCTTACCGGCTTTCGCAAACATCGTAGAAACGGCTTCCGCACCGGCACTTTTAGCAAGCGATAGGACCGCTTCCTTTTGAGCCGGAACAACTTTACCCTCGGCGAGTAGTTGGCTAAAGAGGTTTTCACCACTAGCGGCACGTAGAGTTTCGAGCTCTTCACGCTCTGTTTTTGATAGTTCAGGAGTTGGAGTACCTTCGTTAGTAGCACTTTCCGGGTTAGTAACCTTCTCGGTTCCGTCCGGGTTAAGGCCCTTAGCAACGTTAGCGTCTTCGGCGTCTTTAGCCTCTTTCGATTCACGAGCTGTTTTTTCTTCCTCGGTCTCTTCAACCTTAGGAGCTTCGGCACTTTCGATTTGCTGTTTTACACCTTCAACGGTTGCTTCCGGTACTTCAATTTCTTGGCCGGGAGCCAAAGTAACTTCTTGGTCGACACCTTCGGCGTCTTGATAGTTTACTTTTACTTCAAATTCTTTTTCGTTCTTGACTGGTTTCATATTACTTAACTCCTTTACTTGCTTGCTTAATACTATAGCACTACCATTATGTTTTTGGCTAAAAGCCGAACGAATATGAGAGGCGGCTTTGCTTAATGCTTGGAAGCCTTTCATACCGGTAATGTATGGGTTATTCACTAATGCAACGTGGAACAATACAGGTCCCCAACCGGTCCCGGTCTCGTCAATGTAATTGTTAGTGAACGAAATACTATCGTCCCACATTAAACCGTTTTCGATAGCGGCGACTGTTTCAGGGTCCCGAATATCGAGAGTACCGTTAAGACCTTCGCCGTCATTTTCGAGAGCCAAGAGCTCGCCACGGTTCTTTTCCGGGTCGTCGGTGTGAGAAGCCGGAACGGCTACACGGCCAACAACCTTTTTATCGAAGTTATCTTTAACCCGGTCGCCCCATTCGCTATCAAGCGTCATAGGCCATTCAGGAAACCAAGGGTCAACGTAGTTACCGAACTTAATAATTTGCTTGGAGTATAGAGAACCGGTCGCACCTTCAACGTTGGCCTTAGCGAATTCTCGCTTACCCATTGAGAGGCTGTTTACTGTTTGGTCGTCTTTCATATTTCTAATAGTACCTTTCCTGTTACGGTTATGCAATAACGGCTTCGTGGCTATGCTTATGAAGCGTTTGATATTTCTCGATTAGGTCGGCGATATTGTCGGCGAAACCGTCCACTTCCGGAATATTCGGGTCGGTCTTTAATATCGCTACCCAAATACAACGGCAAAGGAAGTGAAGCGGTGGAACAATTCGAGTAGCCTTGTAGTCGGCTTCGGATAGAACGGCTCCGTCGAGTTTCTCGCATAGAGGGCAAGTCTTACGGTCGAGAATAGCCGAATACTGGTAGACCTCGACTTTATCCTTATACTCGTCGAAGACGTCTTGGCGAGCCCGGTTAATGGCTTGAGAGACAATAACGCCGCCGGTGAGAGCAATCTTACCGTTAAAGAAGTCCTCGAATTGGTCTTGAAGTTGGCTAACTATATCGTCGGCCGATAGGTTGGTTTTGCTCAATTGGCCCTTGTTAATCTCGCCGGTAACGGTTGAGGTGATTATAAACGCCAAGTCGCTAAGTTGCTTGTCGCTAATGCTTTGAGAAGTGGTATTAACGAAGTCTTTACTCTCGGCCGGTGTTGCCGGAATTTTACTATCTACCTCGACGGAAGCACCCTTTTTACCGTAAATATAAGCCTCGTTCATTGAGCCCTTGATAATGTTTCGGTATTCGTTAGGGAATTTTAGCTTAAATCCGTCGAGCTTAGTAACGTCGCCACTATCGAGAACAGGCTTCAAGTCTTTAATTGCTTGGGCCGTAACCTTATCGAAGGTGGTCCGGATAGTATCGACAAACTCGGTCTCGAGCGTGTTCATCTTTGCTTCAATGCCGGAGAGGTCCACTCGGTCCTCGGCTTCGGTGGTAGGACGTCGCCAAGCGTTAGCTAATTCTTTTTTTTTTGAGCGGCTATTGTTAGTCGTAGAATTTGCCGGAGTGGCCGGAGTAGCGGCTACCGGTGTAAGGCTGTTTGGCTCGAAGTTCTCAACGTCGATACCCAAGCGGTCGGCCATTTGTTCCTGTAGCTTTTGAAGGAACTCGAGAGAAATCCCGGTAGGAAGCTTGTCGATAATCTTAGAGAAAATATCAATAGATATTTGGCGAGTTTCGTCGGTCATATCCTCATAACGGAATTCGCAATAAAGCGGCGTATCAAAGTTGTACTCGTGGAGTTGAGGGATAAGGTAGAAGTTAATAAATTGCTCGATAGAACGCATTGTACTTTCGAGGCTCATAATCAAAATATCGGAGTGAGTTTCGGCCAACGAATAAGAGCCGGTCTTGCCGTCTGTACCCATTAAAATCTGTTGAGCCATAACCGAGCGAGCCATTTCGCCGTTGTAGTATTCAATACCCGGTAGAGGGTCGAGGCGGCCGGTTCCCATATCGAAAGGCTCGATAGTGTAGCCTTGTGGAACGAGGACCGTCGTATTAAGGCCGAAGTCTTCAACGGCTCGCAAGTTGGCTTCTTTTACTTCTTTGGTATCTTTGTTGTCAGTACCAACCTTGAGCAATTTAGGAGGCATAGCCCCGGTTTCTGCTTGGCGTTCGTAGAGGTAAGTTAGGCGGTGTTTCTTATCGAAGTTGTAATAAGCGGTTCTAAAATCACTCTCACCGGTAACAGGGTCGACGTCTTGATTAACCGTAAACAAAAAGGCTTTATCGGTGTCGATTGTAACCGTATCGAACTTGCCGTTTTTATTAACGTGTTGCTTGAAACCGGCAAAACCGCCGTTAGCGTCTCGGAGAATTTCCACGCCGTCGGCCGGACGGAACGCAAGCTTTTTATAGACAATCAGGTTCTCGGGTGTTTTGGTCCATACCTTTTCAAAGATTTGGAAACCGGTCAATCGAGCCCGGAGCATACGAGCAATAACGGAATTCAACGGAATAGATAAGCCTCCCTTGTGAGGAGGAAGCTCGAAGTTGTTTTGAATGAGGTCCCTTTGAGGGTGGCTAGTAACCTTAGTATCGCCGGAGCCTTCCACCTTTTCGTCGGCGTCGTCCGGTACGAAGCGGTATTTATTGGCGAGAATTGGAAGCGTCAAAATCTGATAGAGAGCACGAACTGTGCCGTCTTTGTTAAGCATATTCTCGAGTTGAGCGATAGTCGGAGCGGCCGTTTCGTCAAAGTCTCTAAAATATGGAACGGTACTCCCGGCGGTTCCTAGCTCGCTTTCGAGGTCTTTTCGTCCCGGTCGGGCTAGTGCTGTTACGTCGAGTTTCGTTATCATATTTTGGCCTCAAATTCCTTTTGCTTTATTGTAGCATTACCACTATGTTATCGCCTACGCCTATTGAGAATATCGTTATAGCTTCGTCCACTGATTATTTCGCCGCCCTGTTTCTGTAATTTCGAGCACCAATAGCCCATTTCGGCGGCGTCGGAAAAGTCCGGGGAACGGCCTAATAGCTTCTTGACTTTATCCTTACCTTCTACTATAAGCATTTTGCTATCAGTCGTAAACGTATGAGCCAATAAATCACGTTGAATTTCATCACGAAATGGAACTTGCTCCCATATTCTAAGGGTTCGGGCCGCTAATTCACGACACATATTCCAATAGCTTTGACTACGAATATCCGGGTATTTCTTCGTTCCGGACTTATTACCGTACTTATCGTCGGGAGTATTAGGGTCCACGATTTGCTCGAGCCCCTCGGTGAAGCCGGACTTATAAACTCGGACGTAGAAGCCTTTTCCGTTGAGGTAGTCAATCACGGTAGCACCAACGCCCACGCCGTCGATAGCAACGTTGGAGGCCGGTATTCCCCACTTCGTACAATAGTCGATAATGAATTGGCCGTGGAAGGCTCCGTAATCGAAGTGCTCGCCTTTCAAGTCGGCCGGTACTTCGTGAGCTATCAGGTCGGCCAAAACGTTAGCGTCCCAACGAGCAAGGGCCGGAATATCGTCGCCTTCTCGGCTTGGGTCGAAACCAACGTAACGTTCCACTCCGTCCGGTGGGACCACTTCAACAAAGGAATACTCGAATTCTACGAGTTGGATAATCGAGTTATCAGATTGAACGTAGTTCCAATTCCCCTTAAAGTACCGTTCCACGTATTGTTTCGGAGCGGTCGGGTCGGCGGCGGCGGCCAAAGCCTCGGAGCTCTGATAAGGGTTATCGGTAATCAAACTCTCCAAGAAGTAAAAAGGAGCCTTTAATTCCCCTTTTCTACTGGGGTCGTAGAACATTCGCTTAACCCAACTTTGGTT